ATCGGTCAGAACCCACAAGCGTGGTTGCCATACATCAATCAATCCAAGCTGTTACAACGAATCCTCGAAGCCTTCCGTCCCGCGATCCACGACATCGAAGAGATCCTCGCGGACCCGGAAACCGCCGCCGCCCAACAGCAGGCGATGTTCGGCCAACAAATCACCCCGGACCTGCTCCGGCTCATCCCGGACCTCGTGCGCCTCCAGCACCAACGTTCCGACACGCAGTTCGACCAAGCTCAAACCAAAGCCGAACACCAAGCCGACCTGCACCAACAAGCCCACGACCAATACCACGACGAAGTGGACAAAGCCCTCCAGATCGGACGGCTCCAGCTCGACCACCAACAGGCGGCTCACGACACCCTGGTCAACATGCACCAGGCAACCACCGCTCGCCTCTCGGCAGAACAGACCCCCCAATCCGCTGGGGTCTCCTCCTCGCCGACCCAATCCGGACAGGGTAACTAACGTACCAACTTCAAGTTATCCGTTTATGATAGAATTGTAACGTATACACACGGTCTTGCAAGACCACACTTTAATTAAAGGAAATTAACCTCATGGCTGGAAGTAACCTGAAAGATCCCAAGAACAACGACCTCGCATCTCCGTTCAAACCGTACACCTTCGGTGACGCTGCGGATTCCGAAGCGCATTCCGACGTTGCCGGACTCCCCGGTGTCGGTGGCGCAGGCGACGCAGAGCAGGCAACTGCTGAAGCAAAGCGTGCCGGTTACGGACATCAGTTCATTAAGGGCGGACAGGGTTCCCCGTTCGGTGGCCACAACATGGACGAGCGCAACCAGTACACCGTCAAAATGAAACGCGGGAGCTCCCTGTAATTGCCCAAGAACCTGTACCTCGAAGCCGCTAAAGCCGAAGACGTACAAGATCTCCTACAACACATTGCCTGGACGGAAACTCTCCGTCCAGCTCTCGTACGTGAGCGCGATATGTTCACGAAACTTCTCGTAGGTGCTACCCTTGGTCGTCCGGTGGAGATCCGAACTTCCGCAGGTGTTTCGGAGTTATCCAAAGAACAACTTGCCGGTAAGATCTACGGGATTGATTACATCTTCGACTACTTCGAAAAAGTCCTCACCCGTGGCGCACGTGCTGTCGCGGAACTTCGTTCCCAAGGAATCTCCTAATGTCTCTCATCTCTGTTACCGGAATCTCGGCTGATCCGTTAGCCGGTTTTACCGCTACGATGAACTTCCTCGCGACCCCCGCAGGACAACTCGTAGCCACCGATGTACACGATGTAATCGTGGACCTCATCAAATTCTTCCACCAAAAAAACGGTACGACGGCCACGTTCGTCGCAACAGCAACCATCGCTACCGGTACTGGAACTTCAACCTAACCCCTTAGAAGGATATCTATGCCCGAAATAATCACCGCTCCTGTTACCGAAACTCAACAGACTGTTGTAACCTCCACCGCTGCGGCAGCGTCCGACGCCCCCGTTCGTGGTACCCAACAAGACATCGACCGCGCTGCGCTGTATGAGAAACACTACGGTAGCCCACCTCCTCCGGCGGACACCACGACCGTATCAACCTCCACAGCATCGGCAGCGCAAGCCGATCCGACTCTGGCCAGTACTGCTCCGGCTGGTGTCTCTCCGGAGACTTTCGCCGCCGCAATCGCCGCCATCCAAAATGAATTCGCCGCGCTGCGACAGGATCTTCGTCCTGCTCCGGTAACCTCCACGAGTTCCGCCGCTGCCGAACCCGGATGGATCACCAAACTCCGTGACGGTGACATCGCTGGTGCGGAGTCCGCGTTGGCCATCGCCATCGCTGGTAAACTCCAAGGACCCACCGTCGAGCAGGCCGTCTCCCGAGCACGTGAGATCGCCCGCGCGGAATCCAACATCGAATCATTCGTAAAAGATCTTCGTGTCGCGAATCCCGAAATCGCCGACATGGAACCATTCATCGCCATGGACGCCCAACAGCGTCTCGCTGTAGTCCAGGCCGCAGGTACAATCAAATCGACCGATGATGCTGTACGCGAGTACAAGAAAGCTGTCATCGATGCAACTGAATCCGCACGTAAAATCGCTCAGAAGCTCCGTGGCTCTGGCAAGACAGAGGCGATGACACGCAACCGAGAGGTTCTGTCCGCTTCGACGATCAATCCTCAGCAGGTAGATGCTAACCGTACTCAACAAACAACCGACACTGAACCTGTCGCGGAGACTACAGAGTCTTACTTTGAAAAACGCAAAGCACTCGAATCGCAAAGGAAAGGTCTGGCTGTTTCGTAATCTATCTAAAGGAAAACTTAAACTATGCCTGGACAGGTATATTCAGTAAGTACCCTTGGTGGAAATTGGTCTCAGCCTTATCTGTCTGAACGTCTGCGGCACGTAGCGCAGCCGATGTTCCGTTTCCGTCAATTTGTTGACGTGAAGGAAGCCATCGGTAAACAGCGGGGTGATACCTGGCTGTTTGACAAGGCGGGTAACGTTGCAACTCAGGGCGGTACGCTGGTGGAAACCAACACGATCCCCGAGACCAATTTTATTACCAATCAAGGTACAGGTCAAATCTTCGAGTACGGTAACTCCATTCCGTTCACTCAGAAGTTGATGAACCTCGCGCAGTTCCAGTTGGAGCCGGTCACCGAGCAGAAGCTTCGGGATGACATGGTGAAGACTTTGGAATCCGCGTGCGGTGGTCAGTACGTTGCCACGGATTTCGTTGCGGTGCAAACCGCCAGCGGGTCTGTTATTTTCACCACGAATGGTACCGCTACCGCGTCTGCGGCTGTGGATCTGAGTGGAACCAACGTTCGCCAAATTGTAGACTTCATGAAGAAGAAGCTGATTCCGAAGTACGACGGACGTAACTACGTCTGCATCGCTTCGGTGCAAGCTCTGTCGGGGATGCACTCCGATACTAGCACTGGTGGTTGGGTTGATGTATCCAAGTACACCGTGCAGTTCTCCACGAACATCTTCAACGGTGAGGTTGGAAACTATTACATGACTCGTTTCGTCGAGGAAACGGGTTACCTTTCGAATACGATTGGATCGTCCACAGCCCACGGGCAAGCGATCTTCTTCGGTAGTGATATCGTCTATGAGGCGGTCGCGGTACCGGAAGAGATTCGTGTGAAGATCCCGACGGACTTCGGACGTGACCAGGGGTTGGCTTGGTATTCGTTGCTGGGTTTCAAGATCGTTTGGAGCTTCGCCACGGATAGTGAGCAGCACCTCGTGTATGTCACGAGCGCGTAAAGGAGAACAACATGGGATATTCTGATCAGAAATACTATGCTCGTCCTTTGGAACAGTACGTGTCGATTATCTTCGGCACCGCTACTGCTTCGGGTACTAACACCCTCGCCTCACCGACTAGCCCGTTGCTGCCGGTGTATATTCGCAAGACCAAGTTGACTGCGTTTTCGGTTCTACCCACTACGGCTGCTGCGGTTGGTGTGGTTGCGGGTACGTTTGTTATTCTGAACGGCACCGCCACCGCCGGTCAATGCTCTGTGGTTGGTGCGGCTGGTACGGCAATCGTGGGTACGATTACTGCTGCTAACGCTTCGGTCGGTACGGGGACTGGGTTCACTTACGAGTTGATCCTGAACACCGCCACCGCCTCCGGCGTTGCTACCGGCACATTCACCGTTCAGGTGGAAGCGACCGAAAATCCGGCGTAAGTATGAACTTCTACGTAGGTATGGGTATCGCGTACACCGTGGTATCCATCCTACGTATTGTTATTTTATGTAAAACGTACCGACGTATCACGCTGGCGACAAAGTTACTCGCCGGGATATATAAACACTTGAAAGGAAAAACATGAAGATCTCCAGTTTGGAGTTGCCGAAAGTCTACGCTGAGGCGACTGCTGCGGGTGCGGAAGTAGTTGAGATTCGTGCGGTAGCGGACCAAGGTCAGACGATTAAACTCCCAGCGGGGTTTAAGGATAGCACTGATAACATCCCCGGTGCGAAAGGTTTCGCGTTGATTGCGAATGAATCCCCGGATGGGAAAGCTAACATCCAAGTTCGTGTTCGTGCGATTAATCCAGCGATCAAAGCGGAGTCTGGGTTTATTGATCCGTCTGCGATAGCCGCGTTTATCGCGTCTGCGAAGTAAGTTTAACAAAGG